AGCACTTCAAGCAGCTGCAGGCGATGTACTTACCACGGACACACCTGGTCTTTTGCCAGTACCAGTCCTTGGGCCAGTATTTGATGACTTGAACTACATCCGTCCAGTAGTCACCGCAGTTGGCGCTCGCGCAATGCCAGACGGTGGACAATCAAAGACATGGATTCGCCCAACTTGGACGACCCACACCTCGGTAGGTTCACAATCAGAACTTGGTTCAGCATCAGCAACCACGCCAGTAATCGCATCAAATGTTGTTACCAAGACCACGCTTGCCGGTCAAGTTACTTTGTCAGTACAAGACATTGACTTCACTTCACCTGCAGCAATGGAAATCATTTTGCGAGACCTCGCAGGCCAATACATGTTGCAATCAGACGCAGTCGCATGTAACGCAATCCTCGCAGGCGACACCGCATCAGGTTCAACCTGGACAGTTACAGCTGACAACCCAACATCGTTGATTGCAGCATTGTACGACGCAGCAACCGACATCCTCACCGCAACCAACTTCCTGCCTGACCACATTTTCGTCAGTCCAGACGTATGGAAAAAAATGGGAAGTCAGTTGGACGGAGACAAGCGACCAATTTTCCCATACACCGGCGCAGCAGGACTCATGGGCATCAACGGACTTGGCACAGGCGGCGTAACACAAATGAACACGTTCAACCCATTGGGTTTGAACTTGGTCGTTGACCGCGCATTTGCCGACAACACGATGGTTGTAGCACGCGGATCTGCGATTGAGTTCTACGAGCAAGTTCGTGGAATCATGTCAGTAGAAGTACCTGCAACCTTGGGTCGCACATTCTCCTACTACGGCTACGTCTCAACCTTTATCGCAGACGGCGATCAGGTTAAGTCAATCGCAATCGCCTAGTCGAGAGCGGAGCATCCGCTCATGGCAACATACACGGTTACCAACAAGTACCTAATTGATGACTTCGCCGTACTGCAACTCCTGACCCCCAGCGAGATTGCAGTCGGTCAGTCAATTACGGTCGCAGGCGTTGACGCGACATTCAACGGTACTTACAGCGTGCGTGCATTGCCACAGTATTTGTTTATTGGCGTTGATACAGAAGGCGACCTGCTTTACGACTATCAAATGCCAGTTGCAGATCAGGTGCTTTACGCCAAAGTCGCTAACAACGTGGAGCGCACCGCCGCGTCTGGCACCGTCTCGTATGACCCTGTTTGCACGTGGGTTACAGCTGCGCAAGTTGCAACATATTTGGGCATCAACATTCCTAACCCGTCAGACGACTACACGTTGCTTACGCAATCAGTATCGGCTGGCAACCAGTTCGCATATCGCAGGCGTCAGGAATCGGGCTATATCGACTCCCTAACGACCTCTCCAGGTGGTGACGCCACATTGGGCACTTTGATGTATTGCGCGGCGCTGTGGCGCTCTAGAGGGTCAATAGAGGCAACCTACGCCACGTTTGACGGCATGGGTTCAGCACCACAGCAAAGCCTGACCCCGATCGTTAAGCAGCTGCTTGGCATCCCACGTCCAGCGGTTGCCTAATGTCGTACACCGACCTGTTTAACGAAGCAATTGATGATGTCACGGCAACGCTGACTGCGGTATCTGGTTTGCGTGTTGTAAACGACCCGACCAAACTTGCACCTAATTGCGTGTATTTGGATGCGCCAAACTTTACGACTATTGCAGGCAACGGCAACGTGGTGCGCCTTGAGTTTCCAGTCAAAGTCATCGGGTCGGGCCCAGCAGGTCTGCCGGTACTGCGTCAGATTCTTAGCATTGTTGCAACCGTGCTTGGCTCCAAGATCATCGAATCATCTACTATCAGAACATAACCTAAGGAGCATTTATGGCCAGTAGCACTTACCTCTCGAACCCAGTCCTCACAATTAACAGCGTTGATTTGACCGACATGTGCAGCGCAGCAACATTGACCTATTTGGTTGAAGCGCTTGAAGACACCGCGTTCGGCACCAACTCACGCAGTTACACCGCAGGCCTTGTCAACAACGAAGTAACTTTGACGATGTACGCGTCGTTTGCAGCAACCGAAACCTACGCAACCTTGTTCCCGTTGGTTGGCACTAAGACCAACATCACCTTGACCCCAGCGTCAGGTGCAGAGTCAGCAACTAACCCGAAGTTTATTTTGACTGGTTGCTACCTTGAGTCGTTGCCAGTTATTAACGCATCCCTTGGCGAGTTGTCAACCTATGACATCACGTTCATGGGTGGCGCGCTGACATTGGATACCACGAACCCGTAATCAACGGCTCCAAGCCGACATAGGAGAAACATGAAAATTAAGTTGCAGTTAAAGCGCACGCCCGACAGCGCACCCGAGTACTACTACACAAACCTGTTTGTGGTCACGGAATGGGAACGCCTCGAGCGTCGCAACATTCAACAGCTTTCCGCAAACCCGTTGTATTCGGATTATGCCTGTTGGATGCACACGATCTTAAAGATCAAAGGCGAACAAGTTGGTGACAACTGGCGTGAATGGTTAAGCAAAAACCCTGACATCGACATTCTGCCGGTACTGGACGAGACAGACCCAAACCCTACGGACGCGGCACCTACCGTCGCCAACTAGCAGAGATTTTGGTCGCGGTCGGTTGGTGGCCTAGCGACATTGTGTTTGACGCTCGAGATATAGCAACGGTCATTAAAGTGCTTAACGAGGCAAACAAAAAACGGAGATGACGTGGCGGAAGTATCGGCAAGGGTTGAGGTCGTCGGGCTCAAGGATGCTTTGAAGACCCTTAATAAAATTGACAAATCTTTGCGCCGAGAAATCACCAAGGACTACAAAAAGATCGTCCAGCCTGTTATTGACGATGCAAACAAACTTGTGCCTACTGGCGTCCCGTTGTCTGGTATGGCGCGCAACTGGCAGACCCGATCAGGGTTCCAGATCTTGCCGTGGATACCTGGTATGAAACAGAAGATCGCTGCCAAGATTAATACTCGAGCCATTAAGGAATACAGCGGGAACAAAACCAACGTGGGCACGTTTGCCATTCAATGGAAAGGCGCAACTGGCACCATGTTTGACACGTCCATGTCTGGCTCATTAGGGCGCGCGCTAACTGCACGCTATGGCAGTCGTTCGCGAGTAATGTGCAATATCCCGATCATTTCAGAGTTTGACGGCACAGGTATTAAAAAGGCTATTAAGCAGTTTAAGCAACTTGAGACCACAGGGGAAAAAGCCCAGTTTGCAATTAAGAAAGCTGCGATACCGGCAGCTGCCGCTTTGGGTGGTTTGGCTTTGGCGCTTGGTGACGCAACCAAGGCTGCAATGGAAGACCAGCAGGAACAGGCGGCTTTAGCGCTTACTTTGCAAAATGTGACTGGCGCGGGTGCTGCACAGACCGCACAGATTGAAGATCAGATTAGCGCGATGTCTCGAGCGTCTGGCGTTGCTGACACCGAGTATCGCTTGGCATTAGAAGCTCTTGTGCGCGGTACAAAAGATGTGGACATGGCCATGCGCGACATGAACCTTGTCATGGACATCAGCACGGCTACCGGCATGGATTCTGCCAGCGTCGCTGACGCGCTTGCCAAGGCATACCAAGGCAACTTTAAGGCGCTCCGATCATTAAGCCCAGAGATGGCAACGATGATTAAAGAAGGCGCAAGCCTTAACGAGATTATGGACGTGCTTGGTGGAACGTTTGGCGGTGCGACCGCTGCAAGCGCTGAGACCGCAGCAGGCAAAATGAAGATTTTGTCAAACAGCATTGGCGAAACTAAAGAATCAATTGGTGCAGCGTTGTTGCCAGTAGTCGAGGCCGTGCTCCCGATACTCAACAAGTTTGCAATGTGGGCTCAAGATAACCCCAAAGCATTCTTGGCTATTGCTGCCGCTATTTCCGCCGTAGCTGCCGCAATCGTGGTTACCAACATTGCCATGGCGCTTAACCCATTTGCCCTGATTGCTGCCGGCATCGCATTGCTGGTCGTTGGGCTAGTTGCCGCATACAACAAATTTGAGTGGTTTCGTGACGGCATCAACGCAATCGTTAATACCGTTATTGGCTTCTTTGCTGGAATGGTTAACGCTGCAATCGGCGCGGTCAACGCAATTATTAGCGCCTATAATTCAAACACAGGTTCCGCGCAAGATTCCTCGCATGGCTGACGGTGGCATCGTGTCAAGTCCTACTTTGGCGCTAATTGGTGAAGCAGGCCCAGAGGCCGTTGTGCCGTTAGATCGCATAAACAACGGTGGCGGTATCACCATCAACGTGACAGGCGGTCTTGCCACAAGTGCCGAAATCGGTGAAAGCGTTGTTAACGCATTGCGCGCCTATTCGCGTTCCGCTGGGCCGTTGCAATTACAGGTGGCGTAATGCCAGGTACAGCTGTTGTTGATTCTGGCAACTATGAATTAAAAATTGCCACAGGATTTCAGGTTGACGCGTTTGTGCTTGATGACGCTCTAAAGGGTGTTTTAGATAACACCGAATACGTGCTTGACGGCACGACCGAGTTTGCCAATGTGATGGACTCAACTATCAAAGTTATGGTGCGCCGCGGTCGCCGTGACGTTGGTGATCAATTCAGCGCTGGAACAATGACATTTACCATTCAAGACGTGGACGGCATTTTCAACCCGTTTGATAAAAACAGTCCGTACTACGACACCCCCCAAGCAAAGCCAGGTCTCGCACCATTGCGCGCCGTGCAACTGATTCGATACAGCAACACAAACGTGCCCGAATCCCTGTTCAGCGGTTATGTCGTTAACTACGACTACAACTTTGCATTAGGCGGTTTAGACACCGTGACCGTGTATTGTGCTGACCAGTTCTACCTACTCGCGCAAACCTACTTAGACGAATTAAACGTCACACCCGAAACATCAGGCGAACGCATAGAAACCGTCCTAGATTTACCAGAAGTTGATTTTCCAGCAGGCGCTCGAGCAATCTCCACAGGCACCGTGAACCTTGGTCACGACTTCCATTACACCGTGCCGGCAGGAACTAACGCGTTGCAATATTTAACCCAAATCAACGAAACTGCAGAATTTGGCCGTTTGTTTATGTCACGTTCTGGGGTGCTTACGTTTCAAGATCGAATTGGACAAACGTTAAGCGCCCCTGTCGCCGATTTTCATGATGACGGCACAGGATATAAATACGATGGCGTAGGCATCAGTTTTGAGGCTGATTCGGTAATTAACCGATCAGTTGTGATTGCTTTGGATGGCGATACCTACACGGCAACCGACGCTGTATCAATTTCTACTTACTTTATTCAAACGTCCAGCATCGCCAACAGCCTATTACATCAAGCAAGCGAAATTCAGGCCGCTGCGGAATATTTGCTAAACCCAGAGCCAGAAGCGCGCTATACATCGGTGGAAACTAAGTTCCTGATGCTGACAACAGCCCAAAAAGACACCTTGGCAACCGTGGACATTGGTGACACGATCAGCATAGAAAAGTCTTTTGCCAGCGGTACCGGCACGACCCAGTTGGCTCAAGAGCTGTCGGTTGAA